CCAGGGTGTCAAGATGCCTGGCGGCTCAGGGTTTACCCTTATGGACCACCTCTACATGGAGGAGATGGAACGTCTAAACAACACTCCAACGCCGGATCAGGTGGACGAGTTGTTCGCAGCATTAGGGGGGAGCTTCAAATGAGTGAGTTTGTCCAAAAGAAATTGTCCGACCTCTACATCCGCAATGCCGTCATGGTGGGCATCGCCATGCTGGAGGAATCCATCAATCACATAGATGTACCAGAGGGTATGTCTCAGGATGCCCTGGAGGCGGCTGTGGAGCCGCTGAGGCCATTGCTCCTTGAGCTAAGACATTCTTGTCTCCGTTCAATCGATGAGAACGAGATCGGCCTAATAGCCCACGTTAAGGAATCCACCAAAAATGGATTAGAGGAGGGATGGGATGCATAGAATACATGGCATCAATATGCCGGGCAAAGCCACGAACGGTTGGATATTTGATCCAATCAGGGATCGTGAGGAGTTTCTGCGAAAAATCACTTTACCCCAGACATCGCGTTGGAATCATGGATCTTTGATAGAAACGACAGATAAACCCTTGCAAGTGTGCTGCACTCATGCACAATTGATGGAGAATGGGAACTTTGACCGACGACCGGGCTTAGTATCTCCCGAAAAACTAGATAGTTATTATTGGCAATGTACGTAGTAAATAAACCCCACCCAGCCATATATGAGGCATTCATGGCCACCGAAGGTCTGTTCGGAGCGAGCCAGGAAGATCTGGTTTCCAAAAATAGACACGAACCATTGATGTCGGTGAGGGCTTTGTTCTGTTGCATCCTTCACATTGAAATGTGGGTGAGTGTAAATCAATGTGCTGATGCTGTGCATCGATCTCGCGAAAGCATCACCTATTATCTGGCAAAACATCCCGATCGAATGGAAACCGACAAGGAATATCGTGAGAGTTATGAAGCTCTCAAAACTAAAGTGGAGACAAAACAATGGACATAGGAACATACCTAACCCTAACTCACAAAGGCCAGCTCATAGCAGGTCAGGTGGTGAGACTAAAGAAAACAGCATCTGATCCAGAGGATTGGAAGCTCGAAGTGCGTGGCCGTAGTGGCCGTACGCTCATAGTGGAGAGCTACATCGATAGCGGTGCCATGCTCTGGCCCAATTGGGAGCATTGCGACGCCTTCACCGAGGGTGGCTGGAAACTCCTCGCCGAAAGAGGGATGGTACGCACCTACTATTTCGATGTGAAGGTGGCGCGAGAGAAGGAGCAATTTGCTCGTGATGCCCGGAAACCTGCAATGGTTAGGGAGGACCAGGACCAGGAGGTTGAATTTTTACCCAAACATGTGGAGAAGCTGCGGGAGTGGATTAAAAAATTTGACCTGGATGAGTATCCCCGCAGGGTGTCGGATGAGGGGGAATTATTATGACACCTGATGATCTAAACAAACACCTCTCGCAGCACATCGATGCTGTGATGAAAACCTATTTCCCTAACGCCAAGCGTCGTGGCTCTAGCTACGCAATGGGCGATTTGGATGGTAGCGAGGGCCAATCCACAGGAGTGTATCCCGGCAGGGGCGGTGTCTACCTCGCCAAGGATAAATCCACTGGGGATACTACCAACATCCTCAAACTGGTGATGCGGCAGGTAGGCAACTACCACGAAACCCAGGCAGAGATAAAGGCATTGCTTGGTATTACAGACGTGCAAACAGTGGCATCTACACCCAAACCTGAGCCGCCGAGTGTGCAGATGAAGCCTTTGACCGGATCATGGGCGATGGAATACCTGACTAAAAAACGTGGCCTATCTACTAACACGCTCCGCAAATACGGGGTGAGAAGCCATAGCCGGAATAGCAGCTACAATACGGATTTCTATGCATTCAAGCTTGTTAGTCCCGATGGTGACTATGTGATGCTGAAAAGTGTGGGCATCGATAAGTGTGACAAAGGGAGGAAGGATATTTGGTCTACCGCTGCCTATGCCACCCTATGGGGTTGGCCCACCGTCGATGATACATCTGACCAAATCACAATATGTGAGGGCGAGATCGATGCTATGTCACTGGACGACATGGGTGCCGACATGCCAGCTCTATCTATACCTAGCGGATGCTCCAACCTCGGTTGGATCGAGAATGACTACGAGGCATTGGAACGGTTTGAAACCATCTACCTCTGTTTCGATAATGATGAAGCCGGGGAGAAGGCCGCAAACGAAGTGGCCAAGCGTTTAGGTATCACCCGCTGCAAACGACTACGTGTTCCAGCTCCCCACAATGATCTCAATGATTTGCTGATATCTGGGGGCGGCATTGGTACTCTATACGAGAACGCCGAATCGTATGATCCCAAAACTCTCAAACCAGTTGACGGCATGGCTGCCGAACTCTCCGAGGAGATTGGTCGATACCAACAAGAGAACGAACACAATCCATTCCTGTTCCCAGAACTTAAATACAGGTTTCGGAAAGGCGAGCTTACCATTGTAGGTGGATATCCAGGACACGGTAAAAGCCAATGGCTTTACCAGAGCTGTATGCATGAGATGATCAACAATGATCGACGTGCCTGCATTGCTTCTTTTGAGATACCTAGCAAATCTATGCTATTCAATATGTTATGGATGCATAATGGACATATGCCAAAGGAGGATAGTATCCAATCTGATATTACACAGTTTCAGGATCGATTGTGGTTCATCGAAGGCGTAGAGGGCGGAACAAATAGTTGGGAGAGTTTGCACCAAGATTTCTTGTATGCACATCGTCGATACGGTGTGGATTTATTTGTTATCGATGCACTCATGCACATTGCAGCCAAGGATGATTGGAGTGGTCAAGAACGCATCGCCAAAGATGCCGCTAAGTTTGCCATCGATAATGATGTCACTGTGTTGTTGGTTTGCCATGCTGATGCGAAAAAAGCCGGGTCGGGACAAGTGCCAGAACTGGAGGATGTCTTGGGTGGCCAGGGTATCGGTGCGGCAGCTCATGCAGCCGTCATGATCTGGCGGAACAAGGCCAAGGAGAAGGCTATAGAGGCCGGAGAGGATGTGACAGATGAGATGCCTGATGGCCGAATGTACGTCCCTAAACAACGTGCGAATGGTGTCACAATATATCGCGATTTATGGTTTGACACGCAACGTCGAACCTTTTCACTAGAACCTAAACCAAACCTGGGAGTGGATCTCCCATTTTAATTATGATCACAGTAATATCACGCAAACGCCTGGGTGACCCCTGGGAAAATCAATCAGGGAAACAGATGTTTCCCTACGTCGTCAATCTCAGTGATGGCACTACAGTAATGGCCAACGGAGCGTCAGAAGATCCCTGGTGGAGAGAGGGAACGCCTGTTATTTTTAAGGATAACGGCAACAAAACTAAATCAGGGCTTCCGAAGGGCGGCTTTGATAAACCGGAGGGTGTAATCCCTACGGCTACCCCGGCAGCTAATGTCAGCCGTGTCGCTCATGGCGATCGTGAGATAGGGATGCGTGTAGGCATGTCCATCAACAACGCTTGTAACCTCCTGAGAGGTTCTAAGCTCTCAGGTGAGGAGTTTGACTCTAAGCTAGAGGCATTGGCTCGCTCCATCTATACGGTGGCAGAGCGGATCACCTCAAATCCATCGGGAGCAGAAGCTCCAGCGGCGCCAGCGGCGCCAGCGGCTACTGCCTCCGAAGAAACTCCATTCTAGGTATGCACATCTACCAGCTCCAGGAGGACAAGATCAAACTCCTAAAGGAGGTTGATACCATTGGGAAAATGCGAAAGGCCGAGGGCAACCTGGCTGTTTCCATCACTACCAAATTGGGTATTGCACCCAACCCATTCCTGGATCGCTGGCGGATGCAAAAGATCTACGAACTCACCAAAGCCCATCCAGAGCTGTCGTTCGACGTTATCGAGCGGCAGTCCTGGGGGGTCCGACGTGACATAGATGGCACGGTTGTGTTGAGTAGCATTTTTGGTACTAGGGTACACGCCGAGATCGAAGCAGCCGTGCTGCACCTGATGAGGGGAGAGGATTATGACTCGGAGTACAAACAATACTACCGACCATTTTTAAAGTGGATGGAGGAAAAAAATGCCTTTCCTACTGAGGCGGAGCATATGGTATTCGACCCTGATCTAAAAATTGCAGGTACTATGGATTTGGTTTCAAAAGTAGATGATAAACTCTGCGTATTCGATTTCAAAACCCGCGATTGCAAAGGGGCCGATCCCAAAAGCAAAACCTATCCCAAGGATGCTTGGCAGCTAGCGATTGGTGCCGATATCATCCGGAAACAAACCGGGTTGCCCTACCAGATGCCCATTTATTCGGTGGTCATAGATGTAACCACCGGGCAAACGGGTGTTAAGAAGTGGACCGATAAAGCCCAAGCGAAAGCGTTAAAAAAAGCCTTGGCCACTAACCATTACTACAACGTGATGAACGATTTGTACTAACAGCTTTAAATAAAAGGAAAAAGAAATGAATGCACAAAAAATCACAATATCATATGAGCCAACCGAACCCACGAAGTTTGTATACATTCTCAGAATTTACTGGGAGAGCGTGGAATTAAAGAAGGAATTGAGCCATCAAACGGTTCATTCCAACATTGCCAGCCTGTCAAAGTTTCACTTTAACAATTTAGACTATAAGAGGTGGGACAATGGAGGTAAAACCTACTTCATCCCTGCGGACAATCAACGGGTTAAGAATTTGGTCGAGAGCGAACAAACCTTTGCCAAGCAACCAGTGACAAGAGTGGAGATTGAGTCAACCCCGCTCTACACGTAACGGGAGTGGAACATAATGTCTGATAAAACTACCAAATGTAGACGTTTTGTCTGATATAATAGTCAAATGAAGATGGCTAAAGAAAAACCATATAACAGCGGAGAGTGGACGACTGCCAGGATGCGGTCATTTATTATGTCGGCTTTACGTCGGGCCATGTGGCCTGTCAAATATAGGGCCATTCGAAATAGTTACGTTCAGGATGGCATAAACCCCAAAACAGGGAGAAAGTGCAAATTGCATCGATGCTGTGATTGCGGTGATCTATTTCCCCAAAACCAGATGCAGGCTGATCACATCAAACCCGTTGTCCCATTGAAGGGATTTGATAATAAGGTGTGGTTGGAATACGATTGGAACGAATTATTACAGAGGCTCTATTGTGAGGCTGATGGGTTGCAGGCTGTCTGCAAATCCTGCCATAAAGATAAAAGCCTAGAAGAAAGAAAAAAGCGAAATGTATATAAACGAAAGAACACAATATGACAAAGCCCAGGCTACCATCTCGAAGAAAAACTTGCTATCCACCATTGTGAAAACCAGACCATCGGTGCATTGGGCAAAGCTGTTGCAAAAAACAGTGGACGATAGTAGGATTAGGGGTTGGGCTGCCTCAATTATTTGGTGGTCCTATCCAAGCAAAAAGAGTCCTGTTAAAGGCCAACTGCTGTATGATATGATGGAAGGCTTCCGCCCATCAGCGTTTGACCAAACCGAAGAACTGAGGGCAGTTTTTGACGGTTTGGGATTGCCTCAACCAACTCGATCAGGTGACACATGATTACGCTTAACACGGCGGAGCAAAGGCTGGCCAAGTTTGTGGCCAAGGAACGGCATCGCCATGCCCGGCAGAATGGCGTAACCAATCGTCGCATGGGGCCACAATCGGATGAACAAACCGACCTCGAAGGAATTGCCGCCGAGATAGCGTTTGCTCGTTTTGCCAATGTCTATCCCGACATCGATGTCGATCGAGATGAATACCCTCCGTATGATGCCACATTGCATGATGGTAGGTTGGTGGATGTTAAAGCCACCACATATCCCACAGGCCGTCTCATAGTGGCTCCCTGGAAAGATGTTGATGCGGTGGATGTCTATGTATTGGTCATCGGTCATTTCCCCTCATACCGCATTGCAGGAGCAATGGAGGGCTATCGCCTGATGCGTTCGCATCGCATGAAAAACTTGGGTCATGGTAAAGTTTTTGTTGCCACCCAGGATGAACTTAAACCATTATCAGAAATCTAATAAAATGACAGAGTTTGAACATCTCAGAATACTGGTGCAGCCCCAAAGCTCCTGCCAGAAAAAAGCCGTTACTGCGGGATGTTACGTTGGCGATCGGTTTATAACAGCCGTTAATCATTGCGAGGACACTGGACAGATCTGTCAAAGAATAGATCTTCCAACGGGTGTCCAGCCGGACCTTTGCGTATCGAACCACGCCGAAATCCGTTTGCTCGATAAGCTTAAAAAAATGGATCTCGACATGATTCCAAGCATCGTTTGGATTTATGGTCACAAATACATTTGCCCTGAGTGTGCGGAGGCACTCTCTCAGTTTGGCATCCGAGAATTAAGAATAAGACATCACTAACCCTAACCACCAACACCATGACATCAATCACAATAGAAAACCAATACGGCCACTGCTCGGTGAGTACGCCGGACGACGACATGACCATCGATGAGATGATCCCATTATTTGAGCAATCATTATCGGGCATAGGCTACCACTGGAACGGAAACATAGAAGTCGTACAGGATTATGATATTAAGATCGGCACCACAGCACAAAATTAAATTGCTGCCGAAGGAAAGCGATGAGCGTAAGAAATGGCCCATCTATTCCGGGGTGCTATCCCCATTTCCCAACGCCATAGCGGCGGTGGCTCGTCAGTCCTACATGGGTAACGAGAAACATTGCGATGCTGACGAGGCGATGCATTGGGAGTTTGACAAATCTAACGACCATCACGATTGTTTGATGCGTCACCTACTAGAGGAGGACTATGCCGCTGTTGTATGGCGAGCATTGGCCATTCTCGAAACCAAAATCCAAAACCAAAATAATGAAAGCTGAAGATATCACAGACGAACAAGTCAAAGAACGCCTAATCGAAAACACCTTTAACGATCAAACCGTGCTTGAGGTTTTTGCCTACATGAAAAACAGTGTTTACGTGAACTACGCCGCTCAAGTGGCAAAAGAAAAAGTGAACAAAATCTGGGAGAACACCACCGGGTCTAAAATTGAGGAGTTGAAACAGCAAATGGTTAATCAGGCTCAGTTGGCTGACAGTGTTGATGAAGGTTGATTGGGGAGAAATAGCCCAGTGGGTTAAGTTTTGGATGTCATCAGATTCCGGGTTACCACACTCGGAATGCCCGGTGATTGGTGGTATAAAAAATGGCAATGTCTGGCAGCTCGATCGACAGAAACTCACCATAGGAGTGGGAGACAACTCCTACTATTTGCAGGAGATTGATATCGACGGAGAGATGTTTACGGCTTATCGCGCTGACGGTTTATCCGATAGGGATCACAAAACGATGCTCAAAAGTTGGCTCGCTAGACGTTACGAAAAAAAGATTGAGGAACTTTTAGAGAAAGAAGTTGAGATTGGTTGACATCCCTATTCGTATACCCTCTAATCCATTCGTGTTCATCATTGTTTAGTCATCATCATAAGTAGAGGATTTTTATCTTTTTCCATCTACTGAAGGGGAATCCGAAAGGGTTCCCCTTTTTTTGAGCTGCCGACTATGAAAGCGATCGTTGTTACCGATAGGTACACCTGATAGACTCGTTATGAGTGTTTCAATGGTGTATGACCAACTAGGTTACTGACCCGTGGGCAAATATCGAATCATATCCCTATCGAGGATGCCTGCTTTTTCAAACTCTCGGATGAGTGGTCTATTCGCGCGTGTTAAACGGTATGGACCATTGGGATCGATGAGATGACGCAAGCGGTCTTCTTTGGGCATCTTCCTCAAGAGCATTAGAGATGCTGGCAATGATGGTTCGCCCCGGCGGGACTTCCTAATCATGCGCTTATGCATGTCCAACAAACTCTTAATCTCTCTGGGATCTATACCCTGTCCACGCATAGACTTTATTCCATCTAGCCGTTGCTTAGGGGTTTCACCCAATGACTCATAAATCTCTGTCTTGGTGACAGGTTTTTCATATGGCATCGGGCTGTACGATCCTGTTATAGATTCAAACTTATCGTTGGTAGAAAGAGCGGTTTTATCTAGGACATTTAATACCTGGTTGGAATCCAATCCAAGCGTTTTCAGATTGTTGTAATGACCCGTAATTTTCTCCAGGATGCCTTCGCGGTCCTGGTTGAGCTTTACATAGTTCCGATCGTATTCTTCCTTGATGTCATACTTCCGGCTGGTTCCCAACAATCCCTTGGCGTTATTGATGGCCGTAGCATCTGGGGCTAATCGCCGGGCAGCATCACGCTCGATGTTATATTCCTCCCAACGTAAACCGAACAATCGCTCCACCATACTTCTTATCTCTAAAGAGTTTTCTTTACCTCGTAATGTATTATTCCACTTGTCTAGCTCTCGAACCACACCTGGCTCGAATGCAGCCTTGATAAACGCATTTGCATTCTCAAGGGTTCTTCCAGCCAATCCAGGCTTCACACTAATGTCACGGCCATTGGAATCTTTCCCATAGAGATTGCTGGCTGCTTGCAAGAGGAACGTGCCTTCACCCAGGAAATTTTCTTGGAACAGTTTTGGAAGCACCTCCAATGGATCATCCTTCAATCCTGCAACAAATGCAGATGTCATCAAGGTTTGTGGAACTATGTATTCTGTGTCTAGGTACTTTCCAGTTTTTCCATCTGCATTAGGAAGATACAAAAGACGCTTTCCTCGGTGCCAACTCTTGGCTACAGTTTTGTTTAGTGCTAGCTTTTCTTCATCGGAAAGGTTTTTGTATTTGTCTCCAAAGAAATCTTTAGCTCTGCTACCAATCTGCTCCACTGCCGTTCCGGCACCAGCCATTACTAAAGAAAAAGCAGCAGCCCTTTTCATACCAAGCTTGCGCAGTCCAGCTATTTCCTTTTCGCCTATTCCAAGGTTTTCTATACCTAGTTCGCCCATGAACCTCTTAGGTTCAAGCATCATCATGTATGCATATCTACCCTGGTTGTAGGTGTTACGCATCAGCTCTGCGGTGAAGTTTATAAATGGACTGGTAATACCTATCTGGGAAAGTTTCTTTATTACAGCAGGAACCCTATCGTAGTCTTGAAAGGTGTCACGTACAATTCGCATGGCAGCTTTTTCAAGGGCTTCCTTATTCTTATCACTACCGAATACACCGGGCATAGCTTTCTTTAGCTGCCCTTGTGTACCTTCCCATGCAACATAACGCATGGTAGTGTCACCGACATTGTATAGTTTAGAGAATGGATCTGCTATGGTTTGATTAACATCTCCCAATACACCACGCTGACCCGCTTTTCTAATTTCGCTTGTCATTACGTTGGCACTACCCCCGCCAAGCTGTTCGAATCGAAGCATCCGCTCCAAATCCTTTTTGCCAGCGGTTCCTTTAAATATCCTGGACCGAATAAATTCAAATTCTGAAAGGGAAAACTTAATTCCCTTACCCATGCCTTTAAATGGCATGACCCCGGAAGCAAGGACGGAAGAAAAGTTACCAATGAAATTGGGTGCGTAGGATGCCGGGTTATAGATGGTCTTAGATATTTTGGATAGAGCATTCAAACTCTTCAAGTTGTCCAAAGCAAAACGACCTATAGCATTGTTAGACAAATACCCAACGTCTGAATAAAACAACTCTCGAAGTCCATCATTAACCTCCTTTGGTACTTTGATGTCCTGCATCAATTCATTACCATATGCAGTTTTGGTGATGATGGATTCGGTAGCATCGGCAGCATCTAGTCTCAAACTCTTTTGTAAGCCTGGAGATCTAAATAGTGTATTCAATGCATCATCGGTTTTTAGTGCGTTAACCAACCGAGATGTCTTATTGATGGTCTGGAAAAGTTTTTCACCAGGATCTGTTATTTCTCCTAGGTAGTCACTAAGTTCTTTGCTGAGATTACCACGCCCTTCGAGGAT